ATACATATGAAGCTGACCAATCGTCTTTTTTTGACGCTTAGATTTAGCTTTAAGATGATCGCTATGAAGAATATAATATATCCTACACTGCTTTCGTACTTTATCTCTGTTTTCAAAATATCTTTCATGCCTTCTAACCTTCCAACATTCCTTACAGGAATTGTGGTAACCATCTAAAGTTTTGTTCGATTTGTAAAAATATACTAACTCTTTTTTTAAATCACATTTCGTACACCTTTTCATGTTGACCTCATTGTTGAATGAGATATACCATACAACAATGATTTAACATAAATAAAGAAAATTACGAGTGTGTTGCCTCTAAATTCAACATAAAACTGTCGTTTAAAATTCTTGAAACGAAGGGATGCTGCCACCCTACTGTTCCTCTTTGATGAAGAGGGTCAGCAGAACCAGCAGAACCAAGCGGCTCAATGTAAAATTCACCAGATTCAACTCCAAGATGCACAACTGCGTATGCTTCTTTTCCGATGATAAAGTTGTTGTAGACAGCCGGTGAGGCAGATGAAACACTTCCTACACTAGTGTAGAGCCATCTGATATTCCCCGTGCTTCCCCATTCTGCATCCAGAACCGTTTGTTGGCTCGGATACTGAGCAATAGATACGAAGTTTGATACCTGTTCTAGGTCATCAAGTAATCCTGTATCCATGTAACCCCAGAAAGCAGGACGGACAGGAGCTGTACCAAACATATCCATACCGGTAATAACTTCAGAGATCATCTCTGCGTTATTTCCTAGGAGTGTTTTAACAGCAATGTCTAAGTCTAGCTTATTTATTTCTGTAGGAGTGTTACCATTAGAACCGTTAGCACACTGAAGTACAGAACTTGTACTTGCAAGTACGTCACGAGTTACTTCATCCATTGTCTGACCAAGGTTCTGAGCCAAGAGACGTGCTGATTCATTCAACACTCTATCTTGAACTGTAAATTCAACTTGGTTTGTCAATGTAACAAAGTTACCGTAGAAGTCTACACGAGCTTTTAGGTCTTGTGTACTTAAAGCGGTTCCTGGAGGTGTTACTCCATCTTGTAGTGGGATTGGTACTGTAGCCAATCTGTTATATCGTCTAAATACGATCGTATCACCCATCTTGCGAGGTAATTGACGACGTTGTGCAAACTTTGTATGGATAAGCTTTGGGTAAGCTGTCATCAAAAGCAGACGGTCGTAATAATCTCTCACAGCTGGAGGAAGGACCGATACTGTAGTAATAGTCATTTGTTCCTCTTAATTGATTATTAACCCATGTTTCTCGCAGCCATGTCCATAAACTCTTTGTCGCTCATTGTCTTATATACACCCGCAGTAGAACCCGACGAAGCTCCTCCAATAGAGGAAAGATTCCCAGGTCTTTGCAAGTTATTAACTGCCTGCTGAGCCTGTGGAGATCGGTTTTGGGTTCTTTGTTCATGTAGGTATGCGTCAGACCGTTTCGCTAGAAGATATGCTGCCTTATATGGATTCGGGGCAGCCATGATCATGTCTTTGATTTCAGGGTCAGTTTTTAAAACATCTGGAAGGTACTTTCTGACCACATCATTGTAATCTGGGTGTGCTTGAGCCATTTTAAGCTCTTCTACAGCGAGTTTCTGCTGTTGGGAAAAGTTATTTATGAACTTCTTTGCTTCTCCGACAGTGAGAACATCATTGTCAGATAGTCCAGAGAAGTCATCATCCTTTGCTTGTTGTTTAGGCTGGTTAGCCTGAAGCAAAGAAAGATGGTCTTGCATCATCTTCAGATTTTCTTGAAGTTGTTGGCGCTCGCGCCTTTCTGCTTGTAGAGCTGACACAGGAACTAATTGTTCTTGTTGCTGCTCATGCACAGGCTGCTGAGTGTTAAGGTCAGGCTGAACGGCGGCTTCAGCAATAACGCCCGTCTGCGATGGGTCCATTTGGCTCTCCTTTTCTACGCCCTTTACGATGGCGGCTCGTTTAGTTGTATACGTAGGCACCAGGAATGGAAGTCTCATAGACTTGGCAGCCATCCTGTTCTATGCCTAATAATTCGAATCCAAAGGGCTTGTCAGGCATATTTATCTCCCAACGTATAGTCCCTCTTTTGTTGTTTACTTCGCCTACTATCATCCCAACTTGTTTCTTGGGCTTGATACCATAGGCCTTAATGACCTTTGTCAATGTGGGTCTGCCTTCCATAGCTACTTTTGAAGGACTTGCGAAAATAACAATCCAATAGAGGTCAGTGCGTTCTTTATTCGCATTGAGCATCTGTTCGATTATCTTCTCATCGTTCTCTACAATTGCTTTTGAGGTCTCCCCTACTTCTTGTGTCATCAATTACTCCTTAGAAGTCATAGTTAAATGCTTCTTTCGGTGTTCCCCTATAATCATATGGCAGTGCATCTAATCGATGGCCGTCATAGTCAGGAGCTGGATCTACAAACATCACTTTTGATGCGTGACCCATGATGCCATCACCCATTGAACCTGCTTCTTGCGTGTTCAAATAGCGTTCGTTATGAGCACTAGATGGGTAACGAGCGTCCAACTTTTCCTGCTTGGGAACTTTGTTCAAGTCCATTTTGCCGGGCATTGTTCACCTCTGGTTTTTGTTGTTGTTCGGCATTTGCCGAGATTTCAACATCAGTCGCTTTCATTTTTTCTTCTTGACCACGACTAATGTCTTCCAATGCCATAAAGACATTGAGAAGCTTTAAAATTCTTTCATCATCCATAGCATCTAATTGTTTGATGGCAGCTGCTTGCTTAAGATTCGTATCTGCTCTGTTATCCATGGACTTTGAAACTCTTTCGTCTTCGAGTCCTAGGTTTGCTACAGCACGTGTAAATCGTTCTTTTGCAGATCCCATGTTGGCTAGTGATTGAGTTTGGATAAGTTCGTTCTGGATGCGTAGTTGCTCAGCCTGAACTTGCATTGCTTGTTGCTGTTGCTGCTGCTGCTGCTGGTTGAATTCATTCATAGCCTGGAGATATTCTGTCTTGCCCTGTAGAGGAGCGGCTTTCGCTAACAGACCAGGAGGTACAGGTTCCCCAATCTCTTTGAGTGCCAAAAGCTGATTAAAAAACATCTGCTGCTGTGTATCAGTGAGAACGCCTTCTTGCACTGCTACGTCATATTTGAGAGAATCAAGCTTATAGAAATCTTCTGTCGGTTCGTCGTTTAGTATTCTCTGGATCTTTTCTGGTGACCAAGATTGAGTCATCATCAGAATCTTCTTAGATATCTGTTCTTGTGCAAAACGAAGATTATCAAATACGTCTTGAAGCCCAATTAATGCAGCTCCCTGGCGAAGCATGACTTTTAAACCAGAATCTTGCTCGGAATCGGCTTGACCGAGAAGTTCTTCTGATATATTTGCCACTTTCATGATGTGTTGTTCGAACATGCCTTTTAGTTCGAAAAAAGAAGGTGGTATCTGTGCAGGTTGGATCTTCTGAATTGCGTTTAATTGACCTTTCTTCGCAAAAATTGCCTTACCTTGCGATGTTTGGTACAAAGAACGAGGATTTATGACTGCATCTTCTTCAGCAATCCAGCCAGAATTTATTTGACTTTGTACTAAGTCAAGCATCTGAGAGCTCATCTGATTCGTAATCCTTTGGGGATCGATCATTGTTCTCACAAGTGATTGTACTTTAAGTACATAATCATAGCTTTCTGGTTCGAATATGGCAAAGAATGGTACAAATGGATATTGATTCAGACCATATGGGTTCTTTTCGGTCTTGATATACTCACTGTTGACAATTACATGCTGATAGACGAATGGTTCCATCCTCTCGATGATTTCCATGTTTGGATCAGCAAAAAGGAAATAATCGGACTCTTCGCCCTTATATTCCATTGATTCGCCAGTAAGAGCATTGTAGATGAACTTCTTTGGTTCCCAACCTTGCTCCCAAAACTCATCATATGCCATCATTTTTCCGCCATTTGGCAGTTGCTGGTATGGTAGCCATGTGAACTTATCGTCTCGTTCCCAGCCGACATGATAGAGCATATCAAGGTCTTTCTCCATGCCTGGTAAAAGTGACTTGACTAGAGGAAGAGGAAGATATTTACGTCTGCAAATGTTAGAGCAATCTGAGAAGTCTCTACGTGTGAAATATGGATCACAGATGAAACCATTGTACGGCTCCCTAGAACAACGAATGTCGCCATTCACTGGATCAGTACGATAGTCTTTCCAAAGACTAAATAGATTCCACCCTGTTATGATTGAACCTTTAAAACATTCAGAAATCATCTCATACATATCACCATTCTGCATGACATACATAAGAAGCTTTGTCATCTGGTCAGCAGTGGCTTGGTCTTTAGATTCTATAGGTACAACAACAGAAGAATGGCGATGTTTTTTCTGATACCCAGTCACCATATTGATGTTAGGACGGACAAAATTGTTTACGTAAGTGCTACGACCTTCTTGGAATATCTCACGCTTTTCTTCTTCGTTCCATTGGTCCCCAAGGAAGAATCTCAGATCTCGATCGGCGTAAGGATATAAAGGATTCCATGCATAATAGTTTTTGTAGTATGCTTGGTAGTAATTATTGACAACTTCTTGCCCGATCAGCATTTCGCCTCAAATCAATAGGTATGTAATATCTATCACCTAACTGATAGGAAGCGAATGGGGAGATTAGGCTCCCCTACAGCTGATCAGGCTTCTTCGCAAAAAACTTTAAAATAAACTATCCAATCCTCGAACTCCATCTTCATTCTCATGAAATAAAGCATCATTCAGGATATCTTCTAGTTTCTGTGCTATTCCTTTATCCGTATCATTAAAAGGAATTATTTTCACTGGATTTTTACCAGGGCTTGGACATTTTACGGTTATGTCCGCCATGAAATCCCGAACCATATGCTCGCTCCATTGCAATTGCGTCTGCTTCTGTCATGCCACCTTGCATTCTCTCAAAGAAGTGCGTGTATAAGGCATACCTTTGACTATCCATACTATGGTCGGATTGCTTCATTGGCTGGTCAACACCAC